GAATAACCCAGACCATTACGGAGACCGGCTCTGGACTCACGTTATCGAACCCTTTCCGATTCCGCACGAGTGGCCCCGCTTCTTCAGCTTTGACTATGGCTACAGTGATCCATTTGCCTGCCAGTGGTGGGCGATGGACTACCAGGGCAGGGCGTACCTGTACCGGGAATGGTACGGCTGCGTACCGAACAAGGCTGACACCGGTCTGAAGCTGACGCCGGTGCAGATTGCTGATGGCATTATCGAGCGGGAGCAGGAAGAGATCCGGGACAACATCCCCGTCATGCGGGTGGCTGACCCTTCTATTTTCGACAAGAGCAGAGGCAACAGCGTTGCTGACCAGATGGCCCCAGGCTACGCCGGGAGGACGAACGGTGTCATCTTCGGCAAGGGAGACAACACCCGCCTTGCTGGCAAGATGGAGGTACATGAACGTCTCCGCTTCGGCCCTGACGGCAAGCCGGGGATGTACATCTTCAGCAACTGTTATGACTGGATCAGGACGGTGCCCAACCTCCCGTACAGCGAGAAGAAGCGCGAAGACGTCGATACAGACGCAGAAGACCACGACTATGACGCTACAAGGTATTTCCTGATGGATCATCCCATGAGCGCCACCAAGAAGCCGCAGAAGGAATACCGGCCCTATGATCCCTTTGACAGAGGTGATGACGAATGATGACGGAAGAAACGACCTGGCTGGAAGAGCAGCAGCTCAGCGAAGAGGACAGGGAGCTGGTAGACCGGATCTACACAAGGCTGGATATCTTCCAGCAGAAGAATGAACCCTTCCACACAGCCGCGAAGAACGCCAGAGAAACGGTGCATATGCGTGATCCGGAGCAGGACGATGTAAAGACTTTTTACAAGAACGGGAAGAAAACCCTCCAGCTTCAGACTCTGAAGTCCACCATCAATAACGTGGTAGCAGACCAGATGGCCAGCATGCCGGAAGCCAAGCTCCTGCCGGAAACCCCTGAAATGCAGGAGATGGCTGATGACCTTCAGGATGCGGTACACTACATCATCTACTGCGCGAACAACTACGAGCAGCTCCATTACCGCAGGGTGGAAGATTTCTACGTCGCCGGTACAGCAGTGACCCAGATCGCATGGGATCCAGACATGGACTATGGCAGGGGCAATGTGGCGCTGATCCGGTATCCGATTGAGGCATTCCTCTGGGATCCAACTGCGGAGCGCCTGGAGGACTGCCGGGCGGTCATGAAGGTGGCCTGGCACCCGCTGAGCTGGTACATGGAGCACTACCCTGAGGAGGGGAAGTACGTTGCCTGTGACAGCCACACGCACAACGACGTCGGTCTCGTGACGGCCCAGGTGGAAGCGGAACATTCCAACGATGAGCAGCGGGCGCTGATGATTGAATACTGGTGGCGGGAGTACGATGCCGACAAGCGGAAGTACACCATCAATGTGGCGTACTGCGCTGGCGGTGCCCTGCTGGACAAGCAGCTCAATGTCTACGCTCACGGTATGTATCCCTTCGTGCTGGATGTCCATGACACCGTCGAGGGCTGCCTTGTGGGAGAGGGTCTGGTACACGAGCTGGCTCCTCAGATGCGGTACATCAACCGCTATGCGTCGTACATCGACATGAACCTTCGAATGAGCTCGAAGGGCCGGATCATCATGCGCAAGGGCAGCGGCATTGACCGGGATGCCTTCGCGAACATGGACAACGACATCATTGAAGGTGACCGGGTTGTCCAGGGTGAGGACTGGAACTGGATACAGAACGTACCGTTCAATGGGCAGATCGCCAACCAGATGTATCAGCTCGAATCAGAGCTGAAGCAGGATTCCGGCGCGAACCAGTTCACCCGCGGCGAAACGACGGGAGGCATCGTCTCCGGTAAAGCCATCAACAGCCTGATTCAGGCTGGCGGTAAGGTCAGCGTCCTGAGAACGTCCCAGCTCAATTACGGATTCCAGCAGATTGTGGAGCAGGTGCTCTGGCTGATGGCTCAGTTCTATGACCGGAACCGGATGCTGATGATTACCGGCAGGGACGGCAGCGCACGCCAGCTTCGGGTGGACAGTGCGAAGTTCTTCGGGAAGAAGACCAAGGGAGCCATCCAGCCCCCGCCCTATATGGTGCAGATCGAAGTCAGCACCCGTGACCCGCAGCGCATCGCCAATCAGAACCAGATGTTTATGGAGGCCTATACGATGGCTGCCCAGGCTCAGCAGTTCTTCCCGCTGAGCAGCCTGTTCGAGATTCTTAACCTTGACGGCAAGGATCGCATTATGCCGGTGATCCGGAACAACGAAGCCTACCAGCAGCAGATGCAAGCCATGCAGCAGCAGCTCGAACAGATGGCCGCACAGATGCAGGGGCTGCAAAAGGAAAACGACAATCTGCGCTACACCACAACGCAGATGACCAGCGCTCTGTCGAGCATGAGCGCACAGACCGGGAAGGGTTTCGTTCCCCAGGGGCAGCCCGTCAAGGCAGCGGAGCCCGGCGGTGGGCCAACCACCGCAGCGGCCACCGTCGCAAGAGCCCGGCAGCAATTAGGACAAGAAACCTCGGTGTGATCACCGGGGTTTTTTGTATATACGTCCAACCCGCGTTTTCACGGGAGGATGAAAAACAGGAGGGACTCCAATGGAAAACATGGTCGAAAATCAGGCCGCTGAAGTGGCTGCGGACGACGCGCAGCTTAATACTTCGACGGAAGAGGTGGACACTTCCGAATCTATCGAGAGCGTCCTGACGGAAGCTGAAGAAGCACCGAAGGAAACGAAGACCGATGCTGATACGGAAGCCGAAACCGACGAACCCGCAGAAGAGGAAGCCAAAGGTTCAAGCGGTACCAGTGAGCCTGGGTGGATTAAGAAGCGGGTTAACAGCGCGGTGGCCAAGGCTGTCGCAGAGACTGAACGCAGAATGCGGGCAGAGTTTGACCAGCAGCTCGCCCCCTTCCGGGAGCAGATGCTGAACGACCAGGCGAAGGAGCTGGTACGGCAGGGAGAGTTCAAATCACTTGACCGTGCGAAGGAATACCTCCAGCTCAAGCAGGGGATCACCCCCACCCCGCAGGCAGCGCAGAACAACGCGCAGCAGAAGCCACAGAACGAACAGGGCCAGCTCACCGCCAGGAACGGTGGGAAAGACCCGACCATCGAAGCCAAGGCTCAGCTTCTCGCCAAGCAGGCAGAGAAGATCAAAAACAGTCAGGGCATCGATGTGATGGAAGCCTTTAAGGGCGACGAGGAAATCCAGAAAAAAGTTTTTACCGGGGAGTGGGATTTCTACGACGTTGCCGCCTCCCTGAAGGAGAATGGCAGCAAAAAGAAGTCAACCGCTCCCATGCGCTCCCCGAACGGGGCAAGCGGGAACGAAAAGAGTTCCATCGCTTCCATGAGTGATGAACAGTTCAAACGAATGGAAAAAAGAATCTCGGAGGGGACGCGCTACAAAGTATAAAAAGGAGCGTGTCTAATCAATGGCAGTTACCAACATGAACAATTCCTATGACGCTGGCGTATCACCGACTCTTCAGGATTACTTCCAGAGACGGGCGCTGGAAAACGTACAGCCCAACCTGGGCTATGCGCAGGACGCGCAGATGATTGAGCAGCCGGAGAAGAACGGCAAGCATGTGCATTTCCACCGCTTCACGGAGCTGCCCGCCATCACCAAGCCCCTGTACGAGGGCGTGACTCCTGACGGCCAGAAGCTGACGGAGACCGCTTTCAGCGTCATGACCAAGCCCTATGGCGGCTACATGGCGTACACCGATGAGTTCGACCTGAACCACATCGACAACATGACCCAGGCCATGAGCGACCGGCTGAACAACCAGGCGCGGCTGTCCATCGACACCGTTGTCCGGGATCAGATCTGCGCGGGCCTGAACGTTATGTATCCTGGCTCTGTGACCAGCCGCAGCGCCCTGGCGAAGACCGATGTGATCTCCTACGCGGTGATTAAGCGCGTTGTCCGGAAGCTGAAGAAAGCCGGTGCGCAGCCCTTCGCTGATGGCTACTACCACGCGAAGATCGACCATGACACCTACTTCGATCTGACCCAGGATTCTCACTGGATCGATGTGGCGAAGTACCAGAACGACACCCGCGTCCAGAAGTATGAGCTGGGCACGATCTACAAGGTGAAGTTCTTCGAAGTGGACAACGGCAAGGTGTTCACCAACGAGACCTATCTGTACGGCACCACCGCTGCCCTGACGGCTGCGGCGAACTTCGACGTGGCCAACCGCACCATGACCGTTACGAATACCATCAGCGATGACGAGGCTCGTGAGCTGACCGGCAAGATGGTCTACGTACAGTACACCAAGAGCAGCACCAACTATGTGACGCCCATGTGCATCGAGCGCGTGGATGTCGCGGCGAAGAAGGTTATCTTCCGCTGGGTGCCGGATGCCACTACCACCGCTGAGTGGACGACCACCAACACCCTGAAGGTTGTTCCTTCCGGCGGTGCCACCAGCGGAGACGAGGTGCATGCCACCCTGATCTACGGTCAGGATGCGTTCGGCATCGTCAAGCTCGGTGGAAAGGGTACTCCCAACATCGAGACCATTATCCACGCGCCGGGCTCTTCCGGATCTGAAGACCCGCTGAATCAGCGCGGCACCATTGCGTGGAAGGTGAAGCACTTCTGCGCTGCCATCATCCAGGATGACTTCATTTGCCGGGTTGAGCACGGCGTAAGCGACTAAGAACCTTTTGGATACGGCCAAGCACACGGGCCGCAGGGACTTCCTCCTGACAGGCGGTGGGGGTCAGGAGAATCTTTTAGGAGGGAAAGAAAATGGCAAAGGACAAGCTGACAACGGCAGTGCCTGTGAAAACCAATGACAATGACGAGGTGCGCGTTATGATCCGTCTGCCCCGGCTGGAAGATGAAGGCAGCGGCATCAAGGTTGATCCGTATGAGCACGTCAGCATCTCGAACGAGCACGGCGACCAGTTCATCCGCGTAAAGCGCGGTGAGCCCGTTGAGGTGACGGTTCCGGTATACGAGCAGCTCAAACAGCGGTATCCGGATATCTGAGGAGTGAAGAGAGATGACATTCGGAGAGATCAAATACCACGTCATGTTTCAGACGAACAATGACGCAGATGATATCGGCGATTTTGAACCGCATATCAAGGACTACATCAATGAGGCCTATGACCGGCTGGTGAACGTCTACAAGCACGTTCACACAGAGTTCGCGCAGGTGGAGTTCCCCAGGCTGGCCAACGATACGGATACGCCGCTGACTCCCGAATGGACACACCGCTATCTTGCAGATTGGGCCACCTGGCTCATCTATCGGAACGGGAACCCTCAGAAGCAGCAGCGCGGCATGGCCTATCGGAATGCGTTCGAGGCCATGCTGTCACAGCTCGCTGACGAGGGCGGTGCTGACGGTCTGAACGAGGACGGCACGAGGAAGCAGATAAAGAACTTCTACAACATACCGACCTGAGGTGATGCCTGATGGCTTACTACAGCCTGAACAAATATGACGCGGATGTACATATCAATTCCTTCACAGGGCTGTCCCAGTACGGGGACGGCATGAATGGAGATGTACGCTTTGCGGTAGAGGCCAGGAACGTGGAGACTGTTGGCGGCGTATTGCAACCGGCAGCAGCACACGAGGTGCTGGAGTACAGCTTTGACAGCCGGATTGAAACGCTGGCCCACCTCTATCGGAGATGGCATGCGGATGAAAACCAGCGGGAGGTGCTCGTCGCCGCGACAGCCGGGAAGCTGTACTACCTGATTGTTGGCTCCAGCAGCGGCTGGACACAGCTTGCCTATCCTGACGGCGTGACCAGCTATCAGAGCAACGTCTGGAGCTGGGCTGCCTACGAGATTAACCCGGTTGGCTCCACGGCCAGCATCGACGTGCTGCTGATGAGCAACGCCCAGGACGGCATGATCATGGTGCGCGGGGACAACTTCGCGGTGTCAGCCATCACAACGCCAAAAAAGTTTGGCGTCATTGAGCGGTACGCAGAGCGCATCTGGGGCGGTGCCATTGAGGATGATCCGGATATGCTGGTGTACTCTGCTCCGTATGATCCAACCAACTGGGAGCAGAATCCGGAGATTCCGGAAGACGGCGCTGGCGACGTGAACCAGCCAAGCTGGGACGGGGACAACTTCACCGCCCTGCGGGCATTCGGCAGTCAGCTCATCGCTTTCAAAAAGCATCGGGTCTGGAGAATCCTGGGTACCGATCCGGGAGAATATACCTTCAAGGAACAGTACGGTGGTGGCGCTCCGTACTTCAATACCATTGCAGTCGATACAGAGCGTATCCTGCTGGCAGAGGCTGACGGACTCAGCTCATACGACGGTCTGAGCGTCGTTCCCTACGCGAGGAATGCCGTGGAGCAGATCTGGAAGACTGTCAACAGGAACGCCCTGGATCAGATGTGCGCTGCGTTGTTCAAGGAAAAGTACTATCTCGCCATCCCAACCGGGGACAGC